CACTTCGAAGGCACGGCCAATCATATATATAGCCGGATCCACACAAATAACCCTGTGTGGGATGGATGTGTTCCACGCATCCAGTTTGCGTTTTATTAATAACGCAAGACGTTGGTCTCTTGTTACGATACCAACCTCAGTCCTATCTTTCCACTCCTTATCCAAGGTGTGAAGAATGTAGGAGTCAGACTCCATAAAAAGATTGAGTCTGTTCACTACCCTAGCGGGTAGCGGCTTATCCTCCCTGATTAGGGCGATAAGATCTGGTAGGTGTTCAGTGACTAAGTCACTGTTATCACGTAACCAGTCCTCAAAGTAGTCTTTGAGATGGACACGATCTTGTTTGTATCGTGTCCAATCCCAACCCAAATTCATTGGGTTGAGCTTGGGGATTTTGGATTTGTCTACGACATATCCCCAATCATTCTGGAACTTAAATCCAGGATTCGACCATGTACTCATAAAGAGATCATAGTCGAGCTGAGGGTCTTCTGTCCTGCCCTCAGAGAATTTTCGGTCTATGCCGAAAACTGGCTCAGGCGGATCTTCACCCCTGAGTAGGGCCTGATAATACAGACCCTTCGCAATCTCGAAGAATACAGATTGCGGATCACTAAACATTTCTATCTTTAGTGAGTTGATCAGAGTCCTTTGATTCTGATCACGAGGGACAATTACCGCCTCTGGCGGTAGTAGGTCCTTCATTCCTTCCAATTTAGGAAGAAAGAGGTGATGCTTATGTACCACCTTGTCCGTGCGATTTGATCGCACGAATTTGTAGCCAAATCTGCCGTTAAGCAGGGCTGCAAGCCGGTACTTAGTTTCCCGGGAGTTGCGAGATTTATTTTCAATCACTCGCAACATGTGCTTCCCATCCATTGGGTATGCACCATCACCCCCAATTTCTAGGGGAGTGTATGGGCTGATACAATCAGCCTCCTGCGGCACTAGAATGTGCTGCAACAGCGAAGCTTGATCAAAATATCTCTTCGCTGGTGGGTTGCTGGAAGCAACCCATCTAGTCTCCTTTCCTAGGAGACTGAACCTACCAATGTTAGACATTGAGTAAGCATCTACCTCAGACGGCTGAGGTAGAAGGAGTCTGATCCTTGGATAATCCAAGTAATCCAATTCCTCACCCCTACGCATTCGTACGTGGGGAACATCGAGCACACTTTGAGGCACGATGCAGCCTTCTTCACAATAGAAGGCAAGCCGTTTTGATACGAATGTATCAAGCTCGGATACCTTAAAGATTTCTCCTAAGGTGGATAAGTGTTTATGTAACTTATCCGGATTGCTATCTAAAGCAATCTCATCATCACCTACAAGTGTGTACACACGTAGGCCTGATTTCTCGCAACAATACTGATGTGCGAGAGTTAGGATGACTTTTGTCATCATATCACCCATCATCCAACCACGATGCATGGGCACAAGGCGGAACCCGCCTTGGTGCGGAACAAAGGCAAACCTTTTTCCACAGTACTTACTCTTTGCGAGTAGTGCAAGACCCAGAGGAAAATCTGGGTTTTCCGCCCTTTCTATTAGGGCGTGCCAGATTTGGCGTGCAACACTTTTGTTGCCCCAATCTGTTGCTTCCGACAAATCTGTCGAAAGTGCATAGACTTGTCTGTCTATGAGCTCCTCCCACTCTTTATTTTGTGGGTTGAGTACATCTGTTAGAAATCTCCACAGATGACGGTCAGCTTTTAAACCTGACTTAACCTGCCGGCTTGTTAGTCCCGGCTGGAAGATGTGGGCAAAAACCCCCATCAGCACCTGATATGCGTATGGTGCCACAGTGATAGTCCTGGCCTTTGAAGGCTCGGATACACCGTGCAACCTAACACACGATGTGTAGGTTGGATTGTGCAATACTTGATATATTGCCCAATGGACCAGGTCCTGCGCTGAGCGGACTGGTCTTGGATCCACTTTTGTGGGTTCCAGGGTACGAAAATCGTACTCAACTCTTACACTCTTATGAGATGCAAGATACCTAAGGTGTGCAGTTTTGCCACCTTGGGATCTCGTGCTTTCTAAGCACGAGGTGGTTCCGACAGAAATTTTTCCTGTCTTACCATCCACCCTTGAAATGGGTAGAGTAATCTTGCCTAATATGGCAGGATTCAGTTTCACGTCCTGACCCGGATCAGAAACTGTAGCTACGAATTTATCGTAGCTTAGCTCGATCATTTTATGATCGGCCATACCGGTAGCTCTGGTTTGACACCAGAGCAACACGAATCGGCCCAACTCGTTGGGACCGCTTACAGGCGACGTCTGTAAGGCCGAGCGCGCAGCTCGGAGGTACGGGTTCATAAAACCCGGACATTCCACGTGATCTAAGTCACCGTGGAGAGCGAATGATTTTCTCATCCGCTTCTTCAATCCTTTCCATTCGGATTGAAAACGCGCATAATTATGCGCGCAGTTTTCCAACACCCAGTTGGTTAAACAATCCACCTCTGCC